GCCTTTAAATCCACATGTGGGGTTCCTGATATGTAAAGAGATAGCTCGTTATTAGATGTATTTCTAAAGAACTGATAATAGTTTGTACATGTAGTTGGTGTAGGAAAACCTACAGGTGATGGTAGTGTGTTTATACCTGTTAATAGCGTACTGTAGAATGTATTTCCAATTGGACAGTTTCCTGTACCACTTACAAAAGAAACACCATCATCAAGTATATTGGCAATACTATCACCAATAAACCACTGATACATATCAGTATAATTAGATTGAGACACAATTGTCTTTTCTAATGTATAGATTCTTGCCTCACAGTTTTGGTCATTACTTCCCTCTTCGCCTCTCTTAAACTTTAACACCATCTTTATAATAGACCCCTTAGGTATATCATAATCAATGTAGTTACCCGGAGATAAAGGGTCCTCAATATTCATTGGATACCTAACTATTGGCGCTAAATTTGATTGAAAAGGTATATTCTTAGATATGTTACCTTCACTTATAAATGAATTTTCATTGAACTGAGCGTTAAATGAGCTTGGCTTAATCTTCATATATACGCCTGACGGTATGGCAATATTTACAGACGGATTTGATGGACTTGTTATTGTTAAGAAATCTTTAGCCTGAGACTGAACGTCAAGAACTGTTGCATATGCACAGCTGTCAACTGCTCCTGAGCTATCTCTTTTTACAATTAATCTACTTCCAACATTTACCTTTCTTGTATTCTCACCCTCTAGCAAAAAGTATCCATTTGATGTCTCAGGGTCAATGAAGAATATATTGCTATAGATGGTGTCATATCCATCTCTGTCAGCCTTAATAACAAACTTGTATCTAGTTGCCCAATAAGGTGCAACTTGAGCGACAGGTATTGTCACAAATATTTCATTTTTTGTGTCAGAGTTTGCGCATGGAACATGCTCAGTATTGTATTGACTTACCAATGCAGTTGTGGAGCGATTAAAGTCATCCATATACACAATACCAATCTCATAGTCTCGGTTACTGTGTAGGCTCTGATTCTGTGAAATAGTTTGAAAAGAACACTCAGCTGAGTCTATCTGCATGTATTCATACACAGTATATGTAGGAGTTGTTACGTTGTCTACATAGGCAACTGCAGGAAACTGAAATGATATTATATCACTACCGATGCTTGCTGTTGCTGAAACCAATAGGTTTGCCGTGTTAATACCACTAGTATACTTAATGTAGGTATTTAAGTTCTGAGACATTGCACAGTTAAATACGTCAGACAAAGTTGTGCCTAAGCATGCATTTGCCATTGACTGAATATTTGCAATGGTGCCTACAGCATCCTGAAAAGATGTACTTGAAACCATATCAAATACCGTTGCAAAAGATGTTGGCAGATAGTATGTGAATGATACATCTACGTTTGCATTTGTCTGTGTAGGATATGGTGTGCTTCCGCTAAATCCTGAGTGAGAAAGCGAAAAGAATATCGTAATTGCAGCTCCTGCATCTAAAGACACACCTGCTAGGTCAACATCAAGGATACCGCTAGATATTGTTACAGAACCATCTATGCTATAGCTACCTGATGTTGTGGTATCATCCAACAATGTTAAACCTATCTCTTGAGACTGCAGATTAGTAGCGTACTCAAGCTTAACAGGATATCCATTCTTATCAATTAGGTCATATCCTTCTAAGTAGTTCCCATACATTAGTCGGTTACCCATGATTGTCTGAGCCTTTGCTAATAAAGGTACATTGTCATACAACCTCAGTATCTCAGAATCAGGGAGTACTGTAAATATCTTGCTATTTGTAAAGCTATATGTATAGTTGGTATTGTCTGAAAGACCAAGCTCAGACTTATCAAGCTTCTCAATAACTCTAATGACATTGCTCTCCATTTCTTTAAAGAGAAGGTCTACACCAACGACCAATGGCCCACCCGTATTATAGGTGATAATAGCTGTATTGAATGCATTAACCATACCTGCGTTTAGGTAGCTGTCATTACTAAACTCAAATGGGCTTGGTATAAATGCAGGCTCGCTAAACTGAGAAATTGCAGAGTACTGATTGTCAGCATATCTATATCTGTATGCAAAGCATATAAATCTCTCGCTTAAAAAGTTTTCTTGACCCGGTACAGTTGTCAACTGAATCTCAGGAGACTCAATAGGGGGCCTCTTCACAACCTGTAATCTTTCTAGTAAAATATCAGGGAACGAAGCTGCTGCTGATGGTATATAGTAGTCAATATTTGTAGCGGAAGGATTTGGATAGTTTTCAGTGACATTAATAAATCTCGGAGGATTATAGTCATCTGTCCAAAATAACAAGTCATCAATCTTATTAATGCCTGTAATTACATATCTAGGATTGAAGTTTAGCGTGGTATTTACGCCACCACCATCATCAATACTAATAACGTGATACGTAAGTATGCTTGTAAGGATGTTGAAAGATACAATCAAATCAAGCTTACCTGTAGCGCCTACAGTGAACTCAGGGTCATGTACAAACCAATAGATAGTCTCTTTTGCACCGTCCTCAAATGCTCCAATTGTACGAGCATCATTACTAAGAGGTGTGCCGTCAATATATATAAGTGATGTGAACTTTAAGTTACCTTTTGTGTTCTCAATAGCACCGATACTCTTCTGCTCAGTTGACCCCATGCGCACATTAAGTGCGTCAATATATTGGCCATCGGGTATAAGTCGTTCATCAACGACTTTATTCATTACGCCCTTATTGAAGTTTCTAGTAAGTTTTGCCATATTATTTTAACCACTTATTCTGACCACGAAGGTTCATTAGCAATCTACCCGGGTGAATATTACTGATTCTAATCTTTGCGTTACGTAAAAGAGCAGTCTTTTCTTTACGTGCACGAAGCACAACATACTCTTGAACGCCAAGCTTTGAGTTGAGTATCTCATACATAATATATGCATACACATACTTCTCAAACATTTTATTAACACTGACTAGACTGTCATCACCATTCTCCATACCATCTGATACATACTCAAGGATGACAGACTCACCCGACATATGAGAGCTAAAGTTAATAACTCCTGCCTTCTTATCAATGGTAAATGTTGGATTAGCATTAGCTGTCTCAGTATTTAAACCATATCTAGCTCCAATACTTCCCTCAAAATACCAATTACCATCATAGTTCCAACCCTCTTGCCCATCATATGGATTGCCCGGATTTAAGTATATGCTTTTCTGAGTGCCCATAATTCGGTCCCAATCAAGCTCAGAGTACTCAGGCTGTAATGCGTTACCGTCTTGGTCAAATAATATCTTACAGCTATCGTCCTGTAGATAAGCCTTTGCTGACTGCACTTGGATGTTTTCAGTCATAGGTCGAATGTATCCATCCTTGTACAATGAGATACGGACCCAATTAACGTAGTCTGACGGCAAAATAAAGCGAAGTTGGTCACATACTGTCAGCTGTAGTGCTTTAATCTCTTTAAACGCATCATAATTCAATTCTTGAATAGCACGCTTGGCATGAAATAAAACCTTGTATTTTTCTTCATTGTTTACTAGCGAGTGGTTTCCCGCATACATCAACATAAAGTTATTGACAATGTTATGTAAACTTACATACTGATATGAGCCCCAATTTGCATCTTCGGGTTGATTACCACCGTTCTCGTAATACTGATATTGTGAAATATATGCCATGGTCTATTATTGTTGTGTGCTAAATGCAGGATTCTCAGACTGCTCTTGTTGTATACCATACTGAGCGACTTGAATCTCTCTAATAGACATTCCACAGTACTGAAGAATCTTCATAACTAATTTATATTCATCTTCAGCAGGAAGCTCAAAGTCTTGATAGTCAGGCTGTGATTGGTCAAATGAAGGCTCTCCATTTGATATCAAGTTTATATAAGTCCACTTAGGGTCTTTAGGAACCCTAAAGTATGAGCACTTTAAAGAAGATACTCCATTGATGGTATCAGGATAAACTGTAATTACATCACCGTCAATAATGTATGAAGGATACTTTGTTGTTGGAGCGGTAAGGTTTGAATCTAGAAGCATGTATAACCTAGCATTAGCTACCTTCTCAGCATCACCCAATCTAGCAGCTCCTGTAGGGTCAAAGCATGTAAGTCTGCTAATCATATATAGATTATAACCCGTAGTAATTAAAGATGGTACATAATACTGATTAGTTGAAGGTGTAACTTGAGTCAGGGTATCATTTCTTAAGAATGACTCTAATACCTCTGCAATTGGGTTTTCAATGTCAGCGTACTCAGTTCCTGATAGTCTTGCATTCTCAGCATTAATCGTTTTATTATAAGCACTATAGTACTCTTCATAAATCTCCATCTGTGCCTGCTTTGCAAAAAGGTTGAAGTCAGATGGTGAAATATATCCGTAGTTGTTCTTATTAAGAATAGATAGTACAGTATTTCTTACCGAATTTATCATAATGATATCTTTTCACAAAGATACAAAAAAATAAAGGCCGCAAAAAGCGGCCTTTACCAACAAAGAAATGAGTAAAAACTCTAAAACAACATTACAAATATAATATTATTTATGCATTCTCCAAATGATGTTCTAACATTTTTAATGCTTCAACACCTTCATCTGTCTTAAGATACATTGCTACAAGCACATATGGGTCTTCTCCATAAGGTACATTTAGCATTTTCTTTTTGTTTGTAGGTGTACTATACCATACCTCTTTATTATTGCTTCTAAATCCTAATAGACCCATGTCAAAGAAGATATGTACCTGAGACTGAAGTCTTAACATTGGGTCATCCAATGCATTCAAGAAGTTACTTGGATAGTTTCTAGCATAAATAAGTATATCACGCTTCATCTCAGCAGTAGTCACTCGACTAACATCTTTATTGAACAATACTCTATATACTGTCTCAAGCTCTTCAATTGAAAGCTCACGAGCCTTAATAAGTGCATCAACTTCAGAAGTTAGCATTTCAACTTCTTCTTGTGCATCTCGTTCACTATCAACTTCTTCAAATACAATACCATTCATTGGATGGTAGTACAAGAACTGTTGAAGTGCAGGATTTTGTTTTGGGACACTTATGAATCCATTTTCAAAGATGATTGGCTCAACGATTGCGTTGCCATCTTGCTCATCTTCAAATGGTGTTTTTTGATTTATTGCGTATCGCAATGGTCGGTTTACATTATTTTCCTCATCGTACCAAAGCAATGGGAATCTCTTTGTATTTCGAGAAGCCAACATAAATGACAATGGGGCCTTCTCATTTTTTAACCGATAAATTCTATCAGCAGGAGCTGAATCTAGTTTCTTTTTCATGGATATAATAAAATTAAAATTTACAATAAAAATAGGGGAGTGTCTTTGAAGACACCCCCCATTTTGTTATGCTTATGCTCCGTAACGGAAGAGTACGAAGTTGTTAGCACCAAGTGTACAAACTGCACGCTCAGACAAGAAGTTAACTTCCATTGCATCGAGGTCGCTTGTAGCAGCACCACCGGCAGAACCTGTAATCCAAGTTTTGTAACGGCGGTCTTCAGTCTCAGACGCACGGTAACGAACGTGTAAGAATGGACGCTTAGCGTTTTTACCAAGAATTTGGTCGTAAACTGTAGTTGAACCTGCAGGAACTAATAGACCTGTGATAACGTTAGCAGTACTTGCACCTGTAGCAGATGAAGTTAAACCACCACGCATTGTTGGGTCGTTAAGGTATTTCCAATCAGTCTTGTAGAAGTCATAACCACGGCGGAAACCTGAGAAACCAAGGTTAAGAGCCATATCGCGGTCATTGTCAAACAAACCGTAAGAAGTACCACCGGCACCGTAAGAGTTCTGAGCAGCCAACATATCATCAATGTCGAAAGAGAAGTCACGGTTAACGAAGAGAACGTTCTCTTCGATAGAACCTTGCTTATCCAAGCGAGAGATGATTGTGTCAAAGTCACCAAGATTAGTTGGGTTACCACCACCCCATACGTTACCACGAGAGTTAACTACGTAGAATACACCCTCAGAACCTTTGT